ATCCTGACCCGCTACAAGCAGGGCAAGGCCAGCCTGGAGGAGCGCGTGGTCCAGGATGAGCTATGGTGGGAGCTGCGCCATTGGGAGGCCATCCGCAAGGGCAAGCAGCGCACGGACAACCCGGAGTACAGAGGGCCGGAGCCGTCCTCTGCCTGGCTGTTCAACGCTATTCTCAATAAGCACGCGGACGCCATGGACAACTACCCGGAGCCGGTGGTCCTCCCCCGCGAGCGCAGCGACGAGGAGAGCGCCAAGGTGCTGTCCTCCGTGCTGCCGGTCATCCTGGAGTACAACGACTACGAGCAGACCTACTCTGACAACTGGTGGGAGAAGCTGAAACACGGCACGGCAGCCTATGGCGTGTTCTGGAACAGCGCCAAGGAGAACGGCCTGGGCGACGTGGACATCCGGGAGATCGACCTGCTAAAGCTGTTTTGGGAGCCGGGCGTGACCGACATCCAGAAGTCCCGCAACCTGTTCATCGTGGACCTGGTGGACGAGGACCTGCTGGAGCAGCAGTACCCGGAGCACAAGGGCCATTTGAGCGGCGGGGCCGTGGATGTGAAGCAGTATATCTACGATGACACCATCGACACCAGCAACAAAAGCGTGGTGGTGGACTGGTACTACAAGACGACCTCTGCCAGCGGCAAGACGCTGCTGCACTACGCCAAGTTCGTGGGCGAGACCCTGCTGTTCGCCAGCGAGAACGACCCCAACTACCGGGACACGGGCTGGTACGACCACGGCCTCTACCCCGTCGTGCTGGATGTGATGTTCCCGGAAAAAGGCACGCCGGTGGGCTTCGGCTATGTCGCCATCTGCAAGGACCCGCAGCTCTACATCGACAAGCTGTCCTCCAACATCCTGGAAAACAGCATGATGACCACCAAGAAGCGTTTCTTCGTCAGCGACAGCACGGGCATCAACGAGGAGGAGTTCCTGGACTGGAGCAAGCCCCTGGTCCACGTCCAGGGCGAGCTTGACGACAGGCGCATCAAGGAGATTATCACCAACCCGCTGGACGACATCTATGTGACCGTGGCGCAAATGAAAATCGAGGAGATGAAGGACACGGCGGCCAACCGCGACGTGAACAGCGGCAGCACCGGGTCCGGCGTCACCGCCGCCGCTGCCATCGCTGCCCTCCAGGAGGCGGGCAACAAGGCCAGCCGGGACATGATCTCTGCCAGCTACCGCACCCACGTCAAAATCAATTCGATGTGCATTGAGCTTATCCGGCAGTTCTACGACGAGACCCGCTCGTTCCGCATCACGGGCCAGACGCCTGGCAGCTACCAGTTCATCGACATGAACAACGCGGGCATCAAGGAGCAGGAAGTGGGCCAGACCTCCGACGGCCTCCCCCTCTACCGCAAGCCCATCTTCGACCTGAAAATCAAGGCCCAGAAGAAAAACCCATTCTCCCGCATGGAACAGAACGAGCGGGCCAAGGAGCTGTACGGCCTGGGTTTCTTCAACCCGGAGCGGGCGCAGGAGGCGCTGGGTGCTCTGGAAATGATGGAGTTTGAGGGCATAGACAAGGTGAAGGAGCAGGTGCAGAACGGCCAGACCCTTCTCAATATCTGCCAGCAGATGTCCCAGCAGCTCGACCAGATGGCCCTTATCATCCAGACCCTCACGGGCAAGGACATGGGCATCGGAGCGGCGCAGCCTACCGGCGGCGGCCAGCGAGGCCAGGCGGCAGGCCCCGCACCCTCCAGCGAGAAGGACAGCCTTGCAAGCGGCATCATGGAGGCCCAGCATCCCATGACCGGCTACGGGGAGCGGCTGGCAAAGCGCAGCACCCCCAGCATGGGCAACGAATGACGGGAGGCGACGTGTTATGACCCAGGTTTATGCCGAACGGGACGGCCAGCGCTGCATCCTCTCTGCCCAGGGTCACGCCACCGGCAGCGTGGAGGCGTGCGCGGCGGTGTCCGGCATCCTTTACGCCCTGGCCGGATATGTGACCAACGCCATGCGGGAACGCTATGTGGAGGTCTACACCTGGCGGATGGAGAGCGGCGATGTGCAGCTCGACTTCAGCGGGGACGACGGCACGGCGGCGGCCTTTGAGATGGCCGTCATCGGCCTTGCCCAGGTGGCCCAGGCCCACCCGGAGCAGGTCCAGGTGGAGTGCCGGGAAGAAAAATAAAAATTTTTTCCGAGTTCGGGGCGAAAAGCGGAAAAGCATTTGATACGCTTATACTGTCCTCCTGCTTCACACCATGCGGGGCGGCGGTCACGGTGGGGACCGGGCCGCTGCCCTGGTGAAGTCAGGGACCGATGCACGGGGGCGATACACCCGCGACGAAAAAGGAGGCAATCCTATGAACTTCAAGCATTTGCTGGACATCCGGCTGAACCTGTTCGATGGCGGCGGTGCCGCAGGCGGAGCAGGCGCAGGGGCGGCGGCCTCTGGCGACGGAGCACCCGGCACACAGGGCGAGACCCAGGCATCCCCCGCATCCACCCGGCGGGGAAAATCGGGCGAATACCAGAATGTCATCTTCGGGAAGCAGGCCAAACCGGCGGAGGCTGGCGAGGGCGGAGACCCGGAGGGACAGCAGCGGTCCTCCGACGCCGGGAGCGACAACAAACCGGACGCGAGCACCACGTCCAATACTCTGGAGGCCAAACGCAGGGCTTTCCAGGACCTTGTGAACGGTGAGTACAAGGACATCTACACCGAGGAGACCCAGCGCATCATCGACCGGCGCTTCCGGGAGACCAGAAACCTGGAGCAGCAGGTGGGCCAGTATCAGCCTGTCATTGATATGCTGATGCAGCGCTACCAGATCGGCGACGGCGACATGGGCAAGCTGTCCCAGGCCATCGAAAACGATGACGCATACTGGTCCGAGGCCGCCGAGGAGGCGGGGATGTCCGTTGAGCAGTACAAGCAGTTCCAGAAGCTCCAGCGGGAGAACGAGGCGCTTTTGCGCCAGCAGCGCCAGCGGCAGAACGACCAGCGGGCGCAGCAGCAGCTCCAGCAGTGGTACGGCGAGGCCGAACAGGTCAAGGGGCTGTACCCAAGCTTCGACCTCAACGCGGAGGTCAAAAATCCCCAGTTCCTCTCCATGCTCCGGGCGGGCGTTCCCGTCCAGCACGCTTATGAAGTGGTCCACATGGACCAGATCAAGGCGGGCGTGGCCGCTATGCAGGCAAAGGCCACGGAGAAGCAGGTGGTGGATGGCATCCGCGCCAAGGGCGCAAGGCCCCAGGAAAACGGCACGACCTCCCAGGGTGCATTTATCGTGAAGGATGACGTTTCCAAGCTGTCCAAGAGAGACCGCGCGGAGATCATCCGCAGAGCTGCACGGGGAGAGCACATCGAGTTTTAAGCCTCTCCCCAGAAGGGAGATTTTAACATGAACACCATCCGCAAATTCATTCTGCTGCCTGTCGTGCTGAACCTGTTTGATGCAGTCATCAACAAGACGACCAGCAACACCACCGGGAACAACCTTTCTGGCGAGATGAAAACCTTCTACTCCGACTATCTCATTGATATGGCGGAGCCGCTGCTGGTCCATGACCAGTTCGGACAGAAGCATCCCATCCCCAAGAATGGCGGTAAGACCATCGAGTTCCGCAAGTATGACCCCCTGCCCAAGGCCACCACGGCCCTGACCGAAGGTGTGACCCCCGAAGGTCAGAAGCTCAACATGGGCGTCATCACCGCGACTGTGGCGCAGTACGGCGGCTTCATCGAGCTGTCCGATATGCTGCTGCTTTCCGCCATCGACAACAACCTGGTGCAGGCCACCAAGCTGCTGGGCAGCCAGGCGGGCCGTACCCTGGACACCATCACCCGCGAGGTGCTGAACGGCGGCACCAACGTGCAGTACGCCGAGGGCCAGGTGGACAGCCGCGCCAACCTGTGCGGCGGCAGCACCACCGACAGCCAGAACCACTACCTGACCGTGGACGCCGTGCGCCGCGCTGTCCGTTACCTCAAGGTGATGAACGCGCCCAAGATCAACGGCTACTACGCGGGCATCATCCACCCGGATTGCTCCTACGACCTTATGAGTGACCACAAGTGGGTGAACGTCAAGACCTACTCCGACCCCGACGGCATCTACGAGGGCGAGATCGGACGCATCGAGGGCGTCCGCTTCGTGGAGACCAGCGAGGCCAAGGTCTTTACCCACGCGGGCAAGGACTACGAGACCGGCACCACCTCCAGCGGCACCGTCACCCCCAAGGCATCCGCCCGTGACGTGTACTCCACCCTCATTCTGGGTGCGGACGCCTACGGCGTGACCGAGATCACCGGCGGCGGTCTCCAGCACATCGTGAAGCAGCTCGGCTCTGCCGGTACTGCCGACCCCCTGGACCAGCGCGCCACCGCAGGCTGGAAAGCCACCAAGGTGGCCGAGCGCCTGGTGGAGGCGTACATGGTCCGCATCGAGACCTGCTCCACCTTCAACAGCTAATCACCGGGGCCGCCTGCTTTACGGCGGGCGGCCCCACATTCTGACCAACAGGAGGTATTTACACTATGGCTGCCAAGAAAGAAGCTGCTGCCAATGAGCAGCAGGCCACCACGCAGGCTACCCCCGCCGCCGAGGCGGAGGACATCATCGCCAAGGCCAAGGCGGAAGCTGCTGCCATTGTGGCAGAGGCCCAGGCCAAAGCCAAGGAGACCCTGGAGGCGGCAAAAGAGACCGCCCCCGCCGCGCCCAAGCCGAACGACCTTGTGCCCATCCGTCTGTTCAAGGACAACGACAAGTACAAGGATGACGTTTTTGTGGCCGTCAATGGCCGCAGCTTCCAGATCAAGCGCGGCGAGACCGTGCAGGTGCCCGCCTATGTGGCGGAGGTCCTGGAGCAGAGCATGGCCCAGGACAACGCCACCGCAAACCTCATTGAGCGCGAGAGCAGCGCCTACGCTGCCGAGGCCAAGGCCCGCAACATCTAACTGAACAGGCACACCGCGAGACCCTAAAAGCGGCTGCGACACGGCGCGGCGAGGTATGGAGGGACCGACCCTTCCGCCCCGCCGCGCCTTTTATCATACAGAAAGGAGGTAGACCCCCTATGGACAGGACCATCAATGTGACCGTGACCGGCGAATTTGTCCGCAAGGACAGCAAGAACGCGGGCGTGCAGGGCGAGGCCAATGTGACCTGCCTGCACATCGTTATGAGCGATGACTGGGAGGCGTTCTCCAAGCGCATCATCTGGCGCAACGCCCTGGGCGAAAGCCCCGTGGCGGTGCTGCTGTACAACAGCGTGGAGGACCTGGTGGCAAAGAAGGACCCGCTGACCTTCGACACGGCCATTCCGGCGGAGCCGCTGGCCCTGGAGGGCTGGTGCAGCTTTACCATTGAGGGCTTCCGGGAGAGCGACCCCACCGCCGTTGCCATCACGGTGACGGACCATCTGCTGGTGAAGCCGAACGACGCCTACACCACGCCGAAAGAGCCGACGCCCACCCAGGCGCAGCAGCTCCAGACCCAGATCGACGGCATTGTACCCCAGGTGAGCACCCTGGTGGGAAACGCCATCGAGGCGCTGGAGCAGGCCGAGGAGGCCGTGAAGGTGTGGGAAGCCTATGACAGCGCAAAGACCTATCTGCCCCTCCAGAAGGTGAGCAGGCTGGGCAGCTCCTACATCTGCAAGGCAGCGTGCAAGGGCGTGGCCCCTGAGCTGGACGTGGCCGGAGGCGTGGAGGGTGCCCACTGGCTGCTTATCGCCTCCAAGGGCGACCAGGGAGAACAGGGCGCAGAGGGACCACAGGGCAAGACCGGCAAGCAGGGCATCCAGGGCGAGCGCGGACTGACCGGCGAGCGCGGCGTCCAGGGCATCCAAGGCATCCAGGGACCCCAGGGCGTTCAAGGCGCTGCTGGCCCGGTTGGACCCACGGGGCCGGAAGGACCCCAGGGCGTGCAGGGGCCGCAAGGACCGCGCGGCATCGACGGCGTGGCCGTGCAGACGGCTGGCATGGTCAATTTCAGCGTGACCGACGAGGGGCATCTGCTGTGTACCTACACCGGCAACGAGGCCCCGGACTATTACATCAACGATGCAGGGCATCTATGCCTAAACATCTGACGGAAGGAGGAACCATCTATGCCTACCATTGATCTGGGCAAGGTTGTGGGTCCGCAGGGACCCCAGGGCGTGCAGGGTGCAAGAGGCCCGCAGGGCGCGACCGGCGCTCAAGGCCCGAAGGGAGAGCAGGGCATCCAGGGACCCCAGGGTGAGACCGGGGCCAAGGGCGCGACCGGCGCGACCGGCGCACAGGGACCCGCCGGTGCCGACGGCTCTACCCCTAACATCCAGGTGGGGACGACCACCACGCTGGCCGCTGGAAGTGCGGCCACGGTGAAGCGGCGGGCCGGAAGCCCGGACGCTGCCCCCATCTTCGACTTCGGCATCCCCAAGGGCGCGGACGCCGTAAACCCCGGCGACATGACCAAGGCGGTCTATGACCCCAAGGGCAAGGCCCAGGACATTTTTGCCTATGCAGACCAGAAAATGCCCAAGACGGGCGGAGCGTTCACCGGCGGCGTGTCCGGCGTGTCGCCCACCAGCGGCAGCACCAAGGGCTTCCGCAACATCTACTTCGGCAACGGCGCTCCCGCCTCCAGCCTGGGGGCCAACGGCGACGTTTACATCAACATCGGATAAGAGGAGGACACGAACATGATTAAAGCAGGCAATCACACCGTCAGCGACAAGGGCTTCACGGTGGTGACGGAGAACATCGGCGGGGTCCCCCGCCAGGCCGTGGTGGCAGAGCTGCCCGGCGGCATCAGCGACGAGGCCCTGGCCGCGTTCTGTGCCGGTCCCATTGAGGTGCTGGCCGAGGACGGCAGCACCACGGCGACCTACACCGGCCCCTTCCGCGTGGTCTCCCACGGGCTGAAACTGACCCGCACCAGCGAGGACAGCGACGTTGCCGCCCTGATGGCCCAGGTGGCGGAGCTGGAGGCCAAGCTGTCCCACGAGCAGAGCGAGAAGGAAAGCGCCCAGAGCGCCCTTGCACGCCTCAACGAACAGCTTACCACCCTCAAGATGACCCTGGAGGCCAACAGCGCGGACAAGGCCGTGGTTGACAAAGCTCCCGTGGAGGCCATGGATGCAGCGGGCAGCGTGTAAGGACTGGGCGGAGGCTTCCTGTCTGATCTCCAACCTCCTGGCGGAGCTGGAGCAACCCTGCCGGATATGCCGGGAGGACAGCCTGGTGCTGACCGGGCGCTCCCCCACCGGCGAGACCGTGACCATCCGGCTGGGACCGGACCTGGTGCTGGAGGCAGAGGGCTGCGACGAGCTGCTGGATGCAGCACGAAAGCGAGGGTGCCCCGATGGCTGACAGACAGACCGATGACTTCAAGCTGGGCAACAAGGCGGCTGATATGTGGCTTTACACGGCAGACGCCTGCGCCAATGAGAAGGTCATCCCCAAGAAATACCGCTACACCACCGGAACGGCCCTGATGAACGGTGCAGAGGCCATCTGCTCGTGCATTGAGGGCGCAAACCTCATTGACCTGCGGGAGAGACCGGCGGAGCGGCTGGCGATGCAGCGGGAGGCCCTTTGCGCGTGCAAGAAGCTGGAGCGGAAGATACTGCGGATGGCAGAAAGCAAGCAATACCCCGGCGTGAGCGGCCAAAAGGCCGCGACCTGGAGCAAGGCGGTGATGACGGTGCGCTATATGTGCGCCGCCTGGTACGAGAAGGACCGGAGCCGCGCTGCCCAGGCGAGAGAGGATGTTCGGCGGCGATAGCTGCCTTTCATTGGGGTATAGCCTGTTCGCGCCGTCAACTGGGGCCTGCGCTCCCCGAACTCGAATGACAACAACGCGTACTACATCTACACCGACGGCTCCGTGTACGACTACTACGTGTACAACGCCTTCTTCGCGCCGCGTCCCGCTCTGATGGAATTACCGTGTACAAGTAGCCCTTGCGGCGAAAGCAGAGGCCCATCATCAAAGGAGGCTATATCCCGTCGTCCGTGGACATGAACACGGGGGATAAACACATGGCACCGACGCTGCCAGGCTCGCTACCGGGGAAAGCCCCGGACACCTCCGGCGGAGGGAGATACTGGCCGCTATCAGCGATGCCGGACCTGCGCTCCACCATCCGAAAACCAAGCAAGGATGTGTGATATGACCTATCAGGAACTATGTTCCTTTGACACCCTATGGACGGCCTACCACCGGGCCAGACGGTGCAAGAGGGGCAAAAAGAGTACGGCACCCTTTGAGTACAGCGCAATCGAGGAGCTGCTGATACTCTCAAAATCGCTTTTGCAAGGGACGCACCAGCCGGACCCGCTGGACGCGTTCTATATCTACGAACCCAAGAAGCGGCTTATCCAGGCCCCGACGTTCCGGGACAAGGTGGTGCAGCACGCGCTCACGGATTACATCGTCTACAACGAGTTGGCCCGGAGCTTCACGCTGAACACCTACGCGGCCCAGTACGGCAAGGGGACCCACTACGGGCTGGAGATGCTGAAACGGCACATGAGGACCTATTTCCTGCGGCGGAAGGGCGCGGACGAGGCGGCACGCAAGGCCGCCGGTCTGCCCCACCGGCCCATGGAGGAATGGGACTACGCCGAGGGCTGGGTCATTAAGGGCGACATCCGCCACTTCTTCCAGAGCATCGACCACCGGCGGCTCAAGGCCGCGCTGGAACCCCGGTTTCCCGACCCGGACATCCGGGCGCTGATGTGGCGATACATCGACGCCGTGGACGAGGGCCTGGCCCTGGGACACCAGACGAGCCACATCTACGCGGTGTTCTACGTCAGCTCCTTCATGCACTATGTGGGTGAGAAGCTGCACCTGCCGCTGGCAGGGATGTATATGGACGACTGGTATGTGATCTGCCCGGATAAGGCGACAGCGGTTGAGGCTCTGCACCTTGCAAGGCTCGAATTTGCCAAGCTGGGCCTGGAGCTGAACGACAAGACCAACATCTTCCCCTTGCAAAACGGCATCGACTTCTGCGGCTTCCACACCTATCTGACCCGGACGGGCCAGGTGGTCAGCAAGCTGCGCTACTCCTCCATCAAGCGGATGAAACGACGCATCCGGCTGTGGGAGAAGCAGTACGCAGCGGGCGAGGTGTCGCGGGAGAAAATCATGGAGAGCTTTACCGCCTGGGAGGCACACGCCAAGCACGGCGACACAAAGCAGCTCCGCAGAGAAATGCGGTCCAGGTTGTTGATGGCTCTGGACCGCGCAGACGAGGCCAGGCGGGCGGCGGGCATCCCCGCTGCCCGGCCCGGACCTGACGAAAGGAGAACAAAACGATATGGGACAGTTACTTTCCAATCTGGCAAACGGCAGCCTGGTGAAGCTGGCGGAAAACAGCAAGCCCACCAAGTTCATCAAGCTGGACAATGACCACTACGGCACCGGCACGGGCGTGACCCTTATCCGCAAGGATGCTTTCAGTGAGATCGCATGGAACGCATCCGACAGCAACGGCTACAAAAACCGTTACTTCGGCTGCACCCTGGACAACTTCTGTGACGGCATCTGGCCGCTGAAGCTGGACGAGAAAATCCGGGAGTGCCTGGTCCCCGTCCCCATTGTGGTGGCGGAAGGCAACCAGGTGGCGACGCTGCACACGATCTACCGCAAGGGCTTTGCCATCTCCTGCACGGAGGCGGGCGTGAGCGGCTGGCAGACGGAGGGCAAGGCGTTCAGCTATTTCTCCGACAACGCAAAGCGCATCGCCTATCTGGACGAGACGGCGACCGCCGTCAGCTGGGGCCTGCGCTCCCCGTACTCGAATGGCTACCGCGCGTACTGCATCTACACCGGCGGCTCCGTGTACGGCTGCGTGGGCGGCGCCTTCTTCGCGCCGCGTCCCGCTTTTAATCTTAAATCTTCTATCGTTGTATCTGACAGCACAGACAGCGATGGATGCTACACGGTTGAGAGCGTGCCGGGCAACGACGGCGGGCTGTATGTGAAGAACAACGGCCTGTGGGTGAAAGCGGTATAAGAGACGGACCAGAAAGCCGGGCGGCGGCGTGCCGCTGCCCGGCAAATTCTATGAGAGGAGGCGGCGGTATGCCGAGCATCAATGAAGTTATCGAACGGGTGAACCGGGTGAGGCCGGACGCCATCGACGACGAGACCAAGGCGGCGTGGCTGCTGGAACTGGACGGACAGCTCTACCGGGAGACCATCCTGCGGCACCAGCTCACGAGCGGGCGCGGGGCCAAGGGACCCGTCGCCGTCTGTCCCACCTGCGGCGGGACGGAGATCACCTATGACCGGGTGATGGACAGCAACCTGTGTCCAGCGTGCGGCTGGACCGACCTGCCGGACTTTCCCAAGGCGTTCCCGGAGGACGGGGACAAGCCCCTGCTGGTGGAGGCCCCCTACGACGGGCTGTACGACCTGTACCTTATGAGCAAGGTGGACTTCTACAACCGGGAGGCCGACAACTACAACAACTCCGCCCTGGCGTACAACGCAGCGCTGGACGAATGGCGGAAACAGTATCACCGCAGGCACCTGCCCATCGGCGGCGGGGGCCTGACGGGTCTATTTTAGGAGGAGGGGCGAGATGAACCTGCCATACATGACGGCGGCGACCGGCAAGAACCGCAAGCAGATCATCGCCTTTGCCGGGCTGAACTACGGCCAGGGGGCCGGGGACGGCGAGCTGGCAGAGAGCTGGGGCCTCTCCTCCGCCCGCTTCCCGTGCCTCAGTCAGCGGGACGGGCGCAAGACCGCCGGGACCTACACCAGCCCCACGGGGCTGTACGCACGGGGGAAGCTGTGCGTGGTGGACGGGACCGACTTTCTCTATGACGGCAAGGTGGTGGGCCATGTGACTGCGGGCGAAAAGCAGTTTGCCACCATCAACACCAAAATCGTCATTTTCCCCGATAAGGTCTACTACGACACGGAGGCAGAGACGTTCGGGATGCTGGCGGCGGAATACCCCGGCTTCCCCGGCGACGTGACCTTCACGGCTAACACCCTGACCGTGCCGGAGCAGAGCTACATCGACCAGGCGGCGGAAAACGCAGAGACCAAGGGCAGCGTGGCCGCCGACACATCCATCACCGCCTACACCGGGGCCAGCGTGAACAAGACCACGGGAGCGCTGACTATGAGCGGCGGGACCGCAGGGACCCCGGACAAGCTCAAGGCGGGCGATTACATTCAATACGACTGCGACAGCTCCAAGGAGTACATGGTGGTACAGAGCAGCGCAAAGCAGAGCGACGGGACCTACCAGATCACCTATCTGCTGCACACGGCGGCGCTGCACAAATACCCAGGCTTCGACGAGCTTTTCAAGGCCGGAGACGCAATCGAAATCTCCGGCTGTACGACCTGCGCCGCGAACAACGGCAGCCACATCATCCGCTCCCTGGAGGCGCGGAAGCTGACCTTCACCAAGGACATCTTCACCAAGACCGGCGTGGAGGCCGGGACGGTGATGCTGGAGCGGAAGGTGCCGGACCTGACGTGCATCTGCGAGTGCGATAACCGCATCTGGGGCGCGGAGGGCAAGACCATCTACGCCAGCGCCCTGGGCGACCCGACCAACTTCTACGTCTACGACGGGGTGTCCACGGACAGCTACGCCGTGGCCGTGGGCACGGAGGGCGAGTTCACCGGGTGCATCGCCTACTCCAGCACGGTGCTGTTCTGGAAAGAGAATTGCCTGCACAAGGTCCTGGGCAGCTATCCGGCGCAGTATGAAATCTACACCTACACGGTGCCCGGCATCCAGAAGGGCAGCGAGAAGTCCCTGGCCGTCATCAACGAGACGCTGTTCTACAAGGGCCGCAACGGCGTGTACGCCTACTCCGGCGGGACCCCGGAGCTGCTGACGGAGAACTTCGGGACCCGGCGCTTCTTCGACGCGGTGGGCGGCACGGACGGCGAGCGCTACTACATCTCCATGCGGACGGAGAAGGGCGACTGGGAGCTGTACGTCTTTGATACGCTGCGGGCCATCTGGCTGCGGGAGGACGCGACCCACGCGCTGGACTGGGCCTATCTGGACGGGACGCTCTACTTCCTGGACGGGGCCACGGGCAAGCTGATGATAACCGGGCAGGACTACTCCGAGGAGGGCCTGGTGAACTGGAGCGCAACGCTGTGCCAGATGGACGAGACGAGCCACGGGCGCAAGTGCTATTCCAAGCTGTACCTGCGGGCGGACCTGGAGGCCGGGGCCTGGCTCAAGGTGGAGATCAGCACGGACGGAAAGCCATTCCGACAGGTGTTCTCCACCCACAACGAGCGGGCCAAGACCCTGCAAGTCCCCATCCTGCCGGTGCGGTGCGACAACTTCCGCATCCGGCTGTCCGGCAAGGGCGGATGCCTGGTCAAGAGCATCATCCGGGAGTTCGCCCTGGGCAGCGAATATTAAGGGGGGTGACAGAGCATGGCAACCACCCTCCCCGGCTCCCCTCCTTCGTTTGACCGCAACGACGTGAACGGGACCGTAAAATCTCTGTGCAACTACACCAGAAACCTGCAAGAAAATCTGGACTTCATGCTGGGGCAGCTTCAAAAGAGCATGACCGCCATACAGACCAGTGTGGAGGGGCTGAACAGCAAGGTCTCCAGCCTGCAAACCACCCTCTCCGGGGTGCAGCAGAGCGTGAGCACACTGGGCAGCGAGTACAACAAGCTGGCAGCCCGCGTGACGGCGCTGGAGCAGAAAACCAACTGAAAGAGGAGGTAATCCGACATGGCAAAACCCGATATGTCCAGGAACAAAGACCTGGCGGGCAAGACCGTCTCCAAGGGCGGCTACAACATCAGCTATAACGAGAACGGCTATGCCACCAGCGCCATCAAGACCGGAAGCAAGACCGGCAAGGCCGCCGCGCCAAGCGCCGACACGGTGGGCGGCGGCAGCGACCGGGGCAGCTACGGCGGCAGCGTATATGACCAGGAGCATTTTTCCAATGACGAGCTGCGGAGCGCGGCGGAGGTCCGGGCGGCAGCGGCGGCAGGCAAAACGACCTGGGCAGACGCCCACGACTATGTGGAGCGCATCCGCAGCAACTACGGCTATTCCGGCGACAGCGACGGCAGCCGCTACATTCCCCTGGAGATGGGCGGCGGCGGACGAGGAAACGGAGGCGGCGGTTTCTCCTACGAGGCGGCCCCCACCTACACCAGCCGCTACCAGAACCAGATCGACGACCTAACCCGCCAAATCCTTAACCGGGAGGCGTTCAGCTACGACCCGGAGAAGGACCCCACCTATCAGCAGTACAAGGAGAGCTACACGCGCAGCGGCGAGCGGGCGATGCAGGACACCCTGGGGCAGGTCAGCGCCCGCACGGGCGGCCTTGCAAGCAGCTATGCGGGCAGCGCAGCACAGCAGACCTATGACAACTACATGGGGGCGCTTGCCGATAAAATCCCGGAGCTGAAACAGCTTGCCTACTCCATGTACCAGGACGAGGGCAACACCCAGAGGGCAAACCTGGAAATGCTGGTGGCCCTGGAGCAGGGCGACTACGCCAAGTACGCCGACCTCCTGGCCCAGTACAACACGGACCGGAGCTTCGACTACGGCGTGCATCGGGACAATATCGGCGACGAGCGCTACAACAACGAGTGGAACTATTCCGTGGGCCGGGACCAGATCGCGGACAAGCGCTACGAGGACGAGACCGCCTACAACCGGGAGACCTACAAGGACGAGACGGAGTACAACCGGGCGCTGGCAAAGGCCCAGACCCTCGCGGCGGGCGGCGACTTCTCCGGCTACAAGGCCCTGGGGTACACGGACCAGGAGATCGCGGGCCTCAAGAGCGCATACAACAAGGCGCAGGCATCCGCCCGCTCCGGCGGCGGGTCCTCCAGAGGCGGGTCCTCCAGAGGCGGCAGCTCCGGCGGAAGCAAGAGCGGCGGCTCAAGCGCCAGCGAGGACGTGTACGCAGGAATGTACAAGGCGGGCATCCGCAGCGAGGGCGACGCATACGCCTGGCTGCTGTCCGCCGGGTACAACACCACCCAGGCCGGAAAGCTGGCCGGGTATTACGCCGACTGGATGAAAAACCAGGGCGGCAGCGGAGACAGCGGCAGCGACGCCCAGATCGGCAACCGGCACGGGGATAGCTGGATTTATATTCCCGGCCATGGCCGCTTCACCTACGACGAGGTGGAGAACTACGTCAACAGCGGAAAGGTCATCGAGACCTACGACAGCGCGACCAACACCTACACCTACAAGTGGAACGGCAATAAGAAGTAAGGAGGCGGCCCTATGGCAAGCGCAAGCGATTTTTTGAAGAAGCGGACGGCGGCGCGGCAGCAGGCCGAGAGCATCCAGAGCAGCGATAAGACCCCTCTGGGCAAGAATGACGACGGCACCGTAACGCGGGCGAGCAACTTTCTGCGGAACAAAGCCGCAGAACGCCGGGCCGTCATCGACCAGCAGTACGGCAAGGATGCCTACGGCGGCAGCGGCAGATACGAGGCGGACAAGGCCCAGGGCTTCAATTCCTGGCTGGAGAGCGTGAACGGCCTCTCCAGCCAGTTGGGCAGCGACTACCAGAGCCGGGACGGCAAATTCCAGAGTGCCGCAGACTTTGGGAAGTACCGGGATGACAACGACGCCCGCATCAGCGTGATGCAGAACAGGGCCAACGCCTACCGCACCTACTTCCAGGACAACCGGGAGATATACGGAGAGGATGCCGTGAACGGCGTCCTCTCCACCCTGGACCAGGGCAGCAAGTACCTGGAGGAGCTGCGGGGCGGGCTGAACAGCGAGTATGACTTCTGGTCCCAGTTCAAGGACGAGAACGACTACAACACCTACCAGCGGGGCAAGGAATATGCCGCGCTGGCGGAGAAACCCGATTTTGCAGAGAAAAGCCAGTACAAGAGCACGGCCAACGGCCAGGAGAAATTCAACGCCTGGAGCGGGACCTACTCCAACAGCGGCTTTGACGACATCGCCTACGACTACATCAACCGCAACGAGGAGGCCCGCAGCCGCCAGATGCTCTCCGACATCCAGAGCAACGCGTCCCTGCTGGGCCTGGACAACAGCGAGCGGCGGGAGATGACGGATGACGAGATCGCCACCTTCAACTACCTGTACGCCCAGGACACCGCCAACGGCGACGCGGAGCACAAGAACGCCTACGCCTACATCGACTACCTGACCGGAGACCTCAACTACCGCCAGCGGGCCAAGGCTGAGGAGGAATGGGCCACCTACGCCAAGGAGCACCCGGTGGGGTCCTCCGCGTTCAGCGTGCTGGAAAGCCCTCTCAAGGGCCTTTCCTACCTGGGCCAGGCGGCGGATTACCTCTCCGACGGGGAAATCGACCAGAACGCAGGCTACAACAAGTTCAGCTACATCAACAGCGCCATCCGCAACGAGGTGAACACCATCGTGGAGGACAACTGGGGCGGTGTGGGCAGCTTCGCCTACCAGACCGGCATGAGCATGGGCGACTTCCTGCTGAATACCGCCATCACCGGCGGCAACCAGGCGCTCTCCCTTGCCATCATGGGCACCGGCGCGGCGGCGGATGCCACCATCTCCGCAAAGGACCGGGGCCTGTCCGATAACCAGGCGTTCGCCCTGGGCACCATCGCAGGCGCGGCGGAGATCATCACCGAGAAGGTCAGCCTGGATGCCCTGCTGGACAAAACCGCGCTCACCAAGAGCGCCATGGGCTACTTCCTCAAAAACACCCTGGCCGAGGGCAGCGAGGAAGTGGGCAGCGACATCATCAACCTGGTGGCCGATGTGCTCATTTCCAAGGACAAGAGCGAGTGGCAGACCTCCATCGACGCCTACGAGGCCGAGGGCATGACCGAGAAGGAGGCGTTCTGGCGGGCCGTCCGGGACCAGGCGGAGAACATGGGCCTGGACTTCCTGGGCGGCGCTGTCTCCGGCGGCGTGATGTCCGGCGCGGGCATCGCCATCAACGCAGGGCTGAATGAATACGGCGCACGGCGCACCGGCGCGGAGTTCCAGGCGATGGGCGACGACGTGGTGCAGGCCACCATCCAGGAAGGGCTTGCAAGCGACCCCAGCACCCAGAGCTACAAGCTGGCCGTGCAGCTCCAGCAGAAACTCGACGCCGGGCAGACCCTCACCAACGTAGAAATCGGGCGGCTGTACCAGGCCAACGTGCAGGCCATCGACGCGGAGGACGGCAGCGGCGACCTGCTGCTGCGGGCCGCCGAGGAAGTGACCCAGAAGGGCCGCGTGACCAACAACACCGCCATCGACATTTTGAGCAACCCCACCGCCATCAACACGCTGACGCAGGAGGCTGGGCTGAACATCAGCGAGGACATGAGCAAGTCCCAGCAGCGCAAGGCCGTGAAAAGCGCCGTGGAGACCCTTGCAAGGGCGCAGACGGAGGTTTCCGTGAATACGGAGGAAACTATCCCCGCCGCGCCGCAGACGCAGCAGACGGCCACGCAGCGCCCGGTGGCGCAGCAAGCCCACGACATCCGCCGCGTGCGGGACGCATCCTCCGCCCTGGGCGAAAACGGGGCCAAGGCCCTGGCGGCCAGCTATGACGGCAATATTCGCTCTGACGAATACTATGCAGGCTTCGCCTCTTATTACGAGGCAGGCATCAACGGCGCGGACATGGCAAAGGTGGACAGCGACTACGGCAGCCGCCTGACCGAGGCCCAGCGCTTTGCAGCCTATTCCGCCGGGCAGAACGACGCCGCCCTCTCCCTCCAGCGGGAGCAGCAGGCGGCCAAGTATGCCCCGGTGGCCGGGACGGACAGCGGCCTGGTGTATGACGACTTCGTGAAGCAGGCTGTGGAGAGCGGCAGGCCGTTGCAGGACAAACAGGGCCACGCAATTCTGGATGCCAACGGTGAGAGCCGCGTTTATCTGACCGCCGAGACGGCGGCCAAGGTCAACAGAGTTGCCAAGGCCCTGGGGGTGCGGATACAGTTCGTGGACAGCGTGCGCGGCGGAACGGCCAATGCCCAGATCAGCGGCAGCACGGTGCTGGTGGAACGGAACAATGAAAACCCCGTGATGGCTATTGTGGGCCACGAGATGACCCACCGGATGCAGGAGCTTGCCCCCAAGGAGTACCGGGCGTTCCGGGACATCGTGGCACAGGAGGAGCAGGACAGCATCCAGAAGCGCATCGACAGCTACGCCGCGCAGGGCGTGGAGCTGACCTATGAGCAGGCCATGGACGAGGTGGCGGCGGACTATGCGGGCCGCCTCATTGACGACGGCAAGGTGCTGGATGACTTCATCCAGCGGCACCGGGATGACCGGACGCTGCTGCAAAAGGTCCGGGACGCTATCCGCTCCCTCATTGATAAGCTGACTGGGGCCGAGAAGCGAAAGGCCCAGACCGCAGAGGGCAAGCTGACGGCGGCCCTGGAAGCGGCGGCCCGGCAGGCAAAGTCCTTGCAAGGCCAGAACAGCGATGATACAATGGGCACAACAAGAAATTCTTTGAAGGAGGACGGGGAAAATGACCGAAAAGGAGCAGCTGGCACAGGAGCTTATGCAGGCAGCCGAGAAGGACAGGGGCAGACCCTTGACCGAGAAAGAGCGGGCCAAGTTGGACGAGTTCGCGGAAAGCTTTCTGCTGCTGCTGGACGACACGGAGGAGTAAACCCCTCTTTTGGGGCAAAGCCTGTCAGAACCTGGGCCGAGGGCCACATTGTGGAACCGGCCAAGGGCAGCGTTTCCCATACTGAGCAACAGACGGCGGTGGACTACGGCGTGCCGAGCTTTGTTGTGGCGGATGCGGCATGGGCCAAGAACAAGGGCAGCACCCCGGCGTTCTCCGCCGGTGGGCAAATCTATTTCCGGGAGACCCTGCCGGAGCGGAACCGGGGAATGTTTGCCCCACACGAGATCACCCATGTGATGCGACAGGTGAACTACAAGCCCTACCTTGACTTCGTGGAGCGGACCCCCACCATGCTGAATATGAGCGACCAGATGACCCGTGTGCTGTTGGACCATGTGGCGGAGCACCAGCACACCACGCTGGAAAATGCGGACCCAGCCCGGCTCTACGACGAGTTCAACGCCACCATGTACGGACACATCGCGGCGGGCAAGGCTGATATGTTCACGGATGGCGCGGCGGCTCATGTGTTCCACGACTTCAATGCCTACGCTGCGGAGCTGCGCGGCCTGCACGAGCGCTTCAAGGCCGACAATCAGAAGGAAACCAAGTTTTCCCTCAAGTCCCCCATTGAGGAGACGCGGGACCTGCTGGCCCTGCACAACAAGGACGAGAACAGCATCCTGGCTGCCATCAAGCTGGGCGGCCTGCCCATGCCCTCCATCGCCATTGTAAAAGCCAGGGACGGGCACACCAAGTACGGCCCCATCTCCCTTGTGTTCAGCAAGGACACCATCGACCCGCAGCTATTCCGCGCCAACAAGGTGTACGGTGGCGATGCCTGGACGCCGACAGCTCCGCGAGTAGATTACCCCGTGAACAGCAAAAAGGCATCCCAGGTGGAGCACGAGCTGCACCGGCTGGCCGGGGATGTCTCCGTGGCCGGGGGCATCTTCGGGAACAGCGCCGCCCTGCGCTCTATGGGCATCGACGACACCAGCACCAGGAGCACGGCAGAGCTGGCGGAGAAGCTGGCCTCCACGGACACGGTGCGGGCGGCCTATCTGGCAGACCAGGGCAAGAGCCTGGAGCCGGTGAAGATGGACAAGGTGTGGGACAAGTTCGGTAACGACACCCTGCAAAAGGTGGTTGACCGACTGGGCGTGAACACGCTGGCTGGAATCGAGGCCAACCTGGAGACCGGCGAGAGCGTGAAGGACGCCCTGGGCGAGAATGCCGAGGTCATCCGCGACATTCTCCGGGACTACTACCGGGAACAGGGCGAACCCATGCTCCGCAGAATGGCCGTCAAGAGGCATTGGACCGACGCGGAGATCAACGAAAGACGGCAGACCCGCATCGACAATTCCATGGACGGCGTTTCCATCTTCACCCTGGAAGGCATCGTTCACCACGCATGGGATATGTACCAGGACGGCGGCGCGACCAAGGGCGAAATTGACCGGATGGCTACCTCTGACGCGCTGCGCAGAGCCGTGGATGACCACGCCGTTGAGGAGTGGATTGCCGGGAAGCTGGACGGCCTGCTGGGCGAGGCGGGCATCTACAATGGCAAGGACCCCTACACCCCCTCCGGCAATCTCCGCAGCTTCTCGCAGCTCCACTATGCCTATACCCTGGAGAACATCGTCAAGGCGATGAAGGAGGGCCAGGAGGAGCGCGGCGGCAACACCTGGGGCGCAAGCGCCAAGACCCTGCAATCCGTGGCGACGCCGGAATACCGCAGCATCCAGGAGATCAAGGCGGACAGCGGGCGGCTGGGCATGGACGAGGGGGCCGAGTATGAAGCAAAGCTCCAGGCCATTGATGACCAGATCGGCAGCATCATCACGAAGATCAAGCAGGGAAACAAGGCTCATTCCGACAATTCCTTCGTCGAGAGCGACATCATCGGCAGCATCCTGATGGAAACGGCCAAGGGCAAGAGGACGGTGGACGCTATCATGCGGGCCTTCTCCAAGGAGGGGTACAAAATCAGCAGCCAGACGGCCCAGGACATCCAGGCCGTCTACCAGGAGGCGGCGGAAATGCCCACCGGCTACTTTGAGGCCAAGCCCCAGCGGGCCGTCGGCTTCGACGAGGTGCTGGCCGCCGTCATCCCCGATGACAGCAGCGAGAAACTGCGGGACGGTCTGGAGCAGGCCGGTGTGCGGATGCTGGAATACAAGACCGGAGACGACGCGGACCGCCTTGCCAAGATCAACAGCGTGGACAACGCCCGTTTCTCCCTCAAGGCCGGGACAGAAAGCAAGAGTGTTGCCGCCCTGCAAGAGGAGAACCGGCTGCTGCGGGAGCAGATGAAGGACTACATCGCCATCCAGCGCCGGACCGGAAAGCTCCAGGAGAGCCGGGACTACTGGAAGGGCCAGACCCGGCGGACCCAGCGCGTGACCACGGACAAAAAGGCCGTGACCGCCGCCGCGAAACAGCTTATCCAGAACTACGGGGCCGACATCGCGGTGAAGGACATCCAGGGAGACCTCCAGAGCCTCTATGACTACATCGCCAGCGGCTACGACGGCAAGGACGAGCTGACCTACACCGAGGCTCGCCGCCGGGCGGAGGACATCGCGGAAACCCTGGTGAGCAACGCGGTGGCCGTGGACAGCGATATGTACGATGCGTACAGCGACCTGCGGGACTACCTGCGGACGACCAAGATCATCTACGGCAAGGAGTACCACGGGGACATCGCGGACTATGGCGACTTCCGCAAGCGGCAGTTCGGACGGCTGAACCTGGGCAGCGAGGGCCACACCAACATCGACCAGGTGTACCAGGAGCTTTCCTCCCGCTGGCCGGAGTTTTTCAGCGAGCAGGAGCAGACCCACCCAACGGACCAGCTCCTTCATATCGTGGAAGTGCTGGACGGCATCAGCGAGATCAACGAGTACAACCCCTTCTCCCGCTACATGGACCAGGCCGTGACCGGCGCGGCGAACGAGATCATGGAGACCTTCTTTGACCTGCCCCAGACGCGAAAGACCTTTGCGGACCGGCAGGCATTGAAGCTGGAGAACGCCAAGGCCAAGGGCCGGGAGCAGGTCCAGAAGGTGCGGGAGCAGTACACCACCCGCCTGGCGGAACTGCGGGAGCAAAACCGGCAGCGGGTACAGAACGCCATCGCCAAGGAGCGGGAGACCCGCGAGCGGCAGATGGGTGCTCTGAAAGACCGCTATGCGGCCAAGGACGCAGCGGGCCGGGAACGCCGGGCGGCCCGTGAGCTGCGGGCCAAAATCACCCGCCATGCAAGCGCTCTGTCCCAGAAGCTCCTCCGCCCCAGCGACCAGCACCACATCCCGGAGGCCATGCGCGGAAGCGTGGCCGCTATGCTGGAGAGCATCAACCAGGAGAGCCAGTACACCCTCGACGAGAACGGCAAGCGGGTGAAGGATGGCAGCGGCACTCCCACCAAGCGAACCGAGGCGTTCCGCGCCCTCAAGGAGCAGTACGCCAAAATCGTGGCCGAGGGCGGGGATATGGTCATTGACCCCTCCCTGCTGGGCAGCGACGCCGACGGCATCAAGGGCGGCTTTGATGCGGTCATCGCCATGAAGGGCACCAAACTGGCCGACATGAGCGTGGCGCAGCTTCAAACCGTGTGGCAGGTGGTCAAGGCCGTGGAGCACAGCGTGAACACGGCGGGGAAAGTCCTGTCCAAGGCCAAGTACGCCAGGACGGCGGACTGGGCGCAGGCTCTCTCCATCGGGACCAGCAGCCGCCGGGCCAAGAACAGCCTGACCCGTAACCACGCCCTCATTGACCTGGAGACCCCGTACACCTTCTTCTCCCATTACGGAGAGGCGGGCAAGGCGGTCTACCGGATGCTGCGGGACGCGCAGGACCAGCAGCAGCTCATGGTGGACCATGTGGCCGAGGAGGTCCGCAAGATCGTGGACCCCAAGACGGTGAAGAAGCTGGAGGCGACCACGCATACCTTCACCACGGAGCGAGGCGAAAAACTGACCCTTTCCACGGCCCAGGTGATGGAGCTGTACGAGCTGGTGAAGCGCAAGCAGGCCCACGACCACCTGCTCAAGGGCGGCGTGGTCCAGCCAGAGATCAAAACCTCGCAAATCCGGCGCGGCACGGACAGCATCCGCCTGACGGAGGGCGACCTGGCGAACATCACCGGGACGCTGACACCGGAGCAGGTGAAGATCGCGGACGGCCTGCAAGGACTGACCCGTGGCGTGCTGGCCGACTACGGCAACAAGGCCAGCATGGAAGCCTACGGTTACAAGAAGTTCACCGAGAGCGACTACTGGCCCATCAAATCGGCCAAGGAGGGCCTGCACAGCAACATCGAAAAGGGCGGAAACAACACCCGCTCCATTAAGAACATCGGCATGGCAAAGACCACGATGCCCCACGCGAGCAACGCCCTGGACCTGGCGGGTATCTTCACAACCTTTGCCAACCACGCCTCCGACATGACGGACTATGCCTCCTGGCTCTGCACGATGGAGGACATCAACCGCCTGTTCAACTACCAGTTCCGGGACGAGGAGGGCAACCCCACCGGCAAGACCATCAAGGGCCTGCTGGACCGCGTGGGCGGCCCCGGCAGTCAAAAATACTGGCACAACCTGATGGAGGACATCCAGAACGGCATCAACGCCCCCGGCGACAGCCCCATGTGGGACATCGCCGGAAAGACCATCGGCGGCTTCAAGGGCGCAGCCGTGGGCGCGAACATCCGCGTGGTCATCCAGCAGCCCACGGCGTTCTTCCGGGCGGCGGCGGTACTGGACCCCCAGGACATGGCGCGGGGCCTTGCAAGAGGCGTTACGCGGGGCAGCGGATGGAAGAAAGCCCTGCAATACTCCCCCATCGCCATGCGGAAGGATACGGGCGGCTTCGACATCTCCAGCCCCTACAAGATGACCGAGACGCTGTTCGACAACCGGACGAACGTGCGGAAGCTGAACGACGCCCTTTCCGCCCCTGCGGGCGCGGCAGACGCCGTGACCTGGGGCAAGCTGTGGAACGCCTGCGAGTGGGCCACGGCGCGGGAACACCAGGGCCTCACCAAGGGCAGCGAGGCGTTCTACCGGCAGACGGCAAAGCTGTTCGCGGAAGTCATCGACCAGACCCAGGTGGTAGACGGCGTTCTCCAGCGGTCCAACATCATGCGCTCCAGCAACGCGGTGGTGAAGCAGGCGACCAGTTTCATGGGCGAGCCGATTATGAGCCTCAACCTGCTGATGCGGGCCTATGACCAGGTGCGCTACGAACAGAACAGCCAGAAGCGCGGCAAGGCCATCAAGACGATGGGCCGGGCGGCCACGGCCCTGGTGGTGACGAACGTGGTCAACGCTCTGGCCCAGAGCCTTATCGACGCCATGCGCGACGATGACGAAGATAAAAAATACTGGGAGCGCTTCCGGGCTGCGTTCACCGGCATCTCCGGTGACGAGGAGGCCCCCTGGGAGAAAGCCTGGAACGCCATCACGGAGGGCAACGTCGGCAGCAACATGAACCCCCTGGGCCAAATCCCCTTCGTGAAGGACGCGCTGTCCATCATGCAGGGCTACGACGTGTCCCGCACGGAAATGGAGATCGTGTCCGACCTTATCCAGGCCGGACAGACGGCCATCCAGAGCGCCGACGGCCAGGGCAAGCGTACCAGGGCCTACGCCCTCAAGGGACTGCTGGCCGCCGGTGCAAAGATGTTCGGCATCCCGGCCTCCAACCTGACGCGGGATATGTGGGGCCTGGCCCGGAGCGCGGCGGTGGAGACCGGCAACATCCCGCTCCAGTATGAGATGGAAAAAGCTATCTACAACATCTCCAACACCGGAAACAAGAACCGCTATTACGCCATTCTGTACCGGGCGCTGGAGCAGGGCAACATGGACACCTACCAGCACATCAGGGACGACCTGATGAACAGCATGGGCGTGGACGGCGCAAGCATCGACAGCGCCATGCGGAGCCGCTACAATAAGGCCGTTGAGAAGGACCCGGACTACACCCTGCCCCAGAGGGCACGGGACCTTATCGGCAGCAGGGACAAATACACCCCGGTCAAGGAGAAGGAGGAAACCTTCGGCGCGGACGACCTGGGCAGCAGCGCCTACCGGGCGTACTCCGACCAGCGGGCCAGCGACTACCGCAGCATGGCAGACGACCTGACGAGCAGCCCTATTTTCCAGGGAATGGACGACGAGACCCGCGACAAGGTGCTCAAGGCGGCCTATGATCTGGCCGACAAGAGCGCCCTGGCGGACCATTCCGACGGACAGTACGAGGTCGGCACCAAGTGGATGGCCCAGGCCGACGACGCAGAGGCCCAGGGCATCGAACCCTGGGAGTACGTTCTGTTCCACACCGCCTACAACGAGATGGAAGGGACCAAG